ATCCTTCATTGCGTCATCTGTTGCCTTGACTGCAAGTTGTGCTTCTTTAAGTTTACGATCTTCATCTTTATTCTCATCATCAATAATTACTTTAGTTTCCTCCAGATCCATCTTATCTTGATGTATCTTCATCGAATCAAGCTGCTTCTTCGCACGTAATGCCAGATCCTGTTTTTGTATTTCTATTTGCTCTTGTTGTGGATCTTCCGTTTGGCCAGCCATTATCTTAGCCTTTTCTTCATCAAGTTTCAAGACCTTATCCGCCGCATTAGCCGCCATGAGAGCGATTTGATTCTGCATCTGTGGTGGTACTTGTTGTTGCTGCTGCGGAGGTGCCATGATCGCCTGCTGCGCCTGTGGATCTTGAACCATCTGCGCCATTTCAATTTGATATTTCAAAGCCAAATGTTCTTGTATGTGAGATATCAAAAGCTGCTGCACAGGTGGACTTTGATACGCAGGATCTTCCATGAATTTTCCATGAACAATAATGTGCGCGTCATGATTCTGATCGGGCTTAGCCTCCAATGGTGCCCCCTTGATAGCAGCCATGTTTTCTGTAATAGGATTTGAACTGAAAGGTTGTTGCTGTTGTTTTAAATAACGTTGAGGTTCGCTCACGCCCATCGCAGCAAACAGTTCCATCCCAATCTGCTCCATATTATAAGCAGCAGGATTCTGTTGCGCGATAGACATGATAGCGTTTATTTTCGCAATCCTGTGTGCTTCTGTTGGCATGTTAGGATCGGATACAGGTATGACATCAATATTCTTAAGATTGAAATCTTGCCTGAACACTTGCTGTGCACCACCTGCGACTTCGTAGGGATACAAATCTGGAAGATACTCACTATCTAAACGAGTGAGTACTCGCAAGTCTTTAGTTAATGCTGCGTGTAGACGCTTATGCACAGCGTTGAACAGTTTCGAAGACTGTTCAAGTAGAGCCATGGTTGTTCCCACAGGCCCATAGTTTGTTGCCTGATCTACTACATTATCTGCAGCATCGGCAAATTGAGTTGCAAGTTTGGACGAATAATCCATTAAGTTAAATAATGTTTGCGATGGTTCCTTGAAAGGAAGTATCTGTAAAGATTTTCCTAAATCACCAGCAGGAGCATTTACTTCTCTAAATTCACCTGGAGAAATAGGCTCGTCAGGTGCAAGGACACGAAGACCGTGCGCCTTGAATCCACCTGGCAAGTTCGCAAAGGTACCTGCATCTAATAGTTGACGCATAGAGGAGGTAGCTGTTTTTGTTAATCCGCCTATTAAATGTATGTAACCATAACCATAAAAACCCAAACCAGGTATCATGGTATAGTGGGTAAAATACATTTTCTTTTTTCTCATAGGATCTTCTTGATCCCAATTTCTTCTAATGCATAAAATCTTTTGGTCATCTTCCGTCATATGAACAATGTATGGAAGTTTTAATTCATCTTCATCTTCAAATCCTGGAAGATTTATATTTGCATGTATTTCTAAAATGGAAGTATATTCATCATTATCCGCAGGCTTTGTCACACCTACTATTTCATTCTCTAATTCTTTAGCTCCTGTTTCTCCTACATCATAATCAGTATCAATATCAATATCTCTGAACATTCCCAAGAGTTGCATTTTTTTAATTTCATTTTTTGACATTAAATATTTATGCGTATATCGTTCAGCACTTTCTAAATTAGTTGCATAATAATCTACAAAAAAATCTTGAGCCTTAATGAACTCAGTACATGGTCTTTGAAGTGATGGGTCCCAAAAAGTTTTTTTAAATCCTGTTCCGTATAATGCTACATGAAATAATAACTTATCCAGCTCAGGACCATATTCAGGCATCTGAATTTGAGTTTGCCAATTTAAAAACTGCCTAACCCTGTTTGCCTGTTCTATTTTTTGTTGAGTCTGCACGCCCATGATTCTGGTGCGTACAGGCCCCTCGGTCGGAAATAATTCTTTATAAGCTTTCGCTTGAAACTTTACTACCGCTTGCGCTAATACAGGATGTGTAACTCCTGCTGATCCTGGAAATGATCCTGCTGAATCATCATATTGTAAACCTAATAATTTAATTCCGTCTTCCGCAATTTCATCATATTCTTGCCTGGAATCCTTATCTCTTGTAAAACCTTCTTCCAAATCACTTGCCGTTTTTTGAATATCCTCTTCAGGCATGGACTCCGCAAGGTTTGAATCAAATTGTGTAAGGTCTGGTGCCTCTTCTTCAAGAAGTCCCATAGCTTCCGCTTCATCCAATTGCTGTTGATCTGTTAATGTAATCTCAGCACCACCATCAGGTGTCGCTGTTACATCTGTTGCATTAGTCGGTATAGGAACCGCAGGTTGCAATTCCTCTTCTAAATCTATTTTCTTTTCAATCGCCATATATCCCCTTATGTGTAATAACGTCTACTACTTTCTCTATTATAAATCTCTTTCTCTCTATTGTCAAGCCATGTATCTTTAGTATGAGTAATATAACCACCGTTACGCATCCATATTAAAGCTTGTGAAAGAGTGTCCATATAGTCATCATGACTGCCTGTCGGAAAAGTTCTAGCTTCATCTATGACATCCATAGCCCAATCTTTTTTAAAAGGAGCATATATGCGTTTATTATGAAACAAAGATGTTACGGAATAAGCTCTAGCTACCTTATCTCTATCAGGTTGAAATTCAAATATGGGTAATCCTGTCATTCGTAAGTCTTGAATTAAAGATTGACCCGATGCTTTTTTCTCAATGAGTATGGAATCAGGTTTGTGTTCATCATATTTCTTAACTGCCTTTTCACGCAGAGTCGGATAGTCCCAACGTCCCCTTTCTGCACCCAATAGTACTAAATTAGGTATGTCAAACCCTGATTTAAAGATTCCCCATGTAGTTACTGCTGAATAATCAGCAGATGTCTTAGTTGAAAAGGCCGTATCCCAAGATTGTATGATATAATCACACTCAGGTGGGGTAGTATTGTCCCAATTCTGCCACCAATCCAGCTTTATTATGTTTCCTTCCTCATTTGTAGGAGTTTGAGCGTATAATGCATCAAATTTAAAGGAAGGTGTGTTGTTTTTAGTACGAATTATCTCTTCTGTTGTCCAACAAAAGCCATCTTTATGGTCAGATGCAGGCCAAAAAGAGTTTCCTAGCTTTAATTTGGGGTATTTCTTAGATAAATACCCTTGTTTCTTTAAATCTTCACGAGCTTTATTTAAAATTTCTAAGGATTCCGTGGTATTTAAGGCAGGAATACGTATAACTTCCCATTTATCTGCCATAGGAGTGTCATCTTCTAATGATAATAGATGCCCCCCTAAATCATTTTCATGCCATCTTGTCATAACAAGTACTATTTTACCCCCTGGCATCAATCTAGTACGCAATCCAGAGGAATACCATTCATTAAGACCATCTCTTCTAGCTTTTGAATAAGCATCTTGCTCGGATATAGGATCATCTATGATAGCAAGGTGGGCACCAAAGCCCGCTATGCCTGAACCAGAACCTGCCGCTAAAAAAGATCCCGCTTCTTTACCTTTATGTTGTAATCCCCAGCTATTCGCCGCACGATTATCTTTTCGAATATTAATATGTGGAAAAATATGCCTATATTGTTCTGTATTAACAATATCACGAATGGCCCGTCCAAAACGTGTAGCTAAATCATCACTATGAGACACAGCTATTTCTTGCCAATAAGGATTGCGCCCAAGCGCCCATGCTGGAAAATATGTAGATGCTATGAGGGATTTACTGGAACGAGGAGCCACAAAGACCATAAGCCTGTCAACTTTATCCGCTTCAATTCTCATGAGCTGATCACATAATAATCTATGATGCGGACCCACGCTGAATGAAGGATTCATCAGCATAATAAATGCTAATAAATCTTTTCTAGATTGTCGTATTGCTAATCTTGTGGCAGCGTTTCTATCCTCTAAGGTGACAGACATATGCTTGATCTCCCCAAATAATCAATTGTTGATATAAATCTTCAATTGGTTTATCTGGATCATATAAGTCTAACCTTGGATGTAATACCATACTAATATCTCCTGTTAATTTAATTCTAACCACCTAATTTCTTTTTCCATCCGAATCCCACCTTTTGTTGTAAAGGATCTACTTCGGCATAGAAACCTTTATCTTTTAATTTTCCAGCCGTTTCTAAAACTTGTCCACCACCTGGAGCCATTTCAACCCATTTCCCCGCTTTCTCTTTTCCTTTTTTAATCGGAGTCTGCAGAGTTTTATTTATGATGGCCGCGCCGCCAATCGTAAGTAAATCTTTGGCCGCGTCCTTTGGATTATCATAAACTTTTTTTTGGCTTCCCATTATTTAGCGCCGCGTCCTTGATGCTCCTTCTTTAATTTTTTTCTTTTTTCTTTTTCAGCATCTGTTTCACCAGCTAAACTTTTAGCAAGATCAACATTTTCTTCACTAGTTTTTGGTGCTCTATATTTACCAACACCTTTTTCCAAAATTTCACTAACATAAGATCCTTCGTGAACACCTTTAGTTAATTTCGTTTGAGGTTCCTTAGCCATCTTAGCACGAAGTTTATTTTTCTTCTTACCTTCAGCTCCTCTATCAAATTTTCCTTCACGTTCTTGACCTTTGACATTTTTTAATAATTTTCCAAAAGAAACGTAACCTTCGCCGCCCCCCTTTTTGTAAGCCTTCATTTGATCTTTTAATTTTTGAACTTCAATTTGATATTTATTACGATTACCTTTTCCTTCTTGTCCAACAAGTTTATCCTTATTAGCAAGTAATTTTTTTAAATCTTCTTCAAATGTAGACCAAGTTCTTTTTACTGTTACTTCTGCCATTATGGTCTCCTATTCTTTCTTATGAGCTTGGGCTTTTTTAACAATGTTAGCAGCTCTTGATGCGAGATTGCCTAAAGCTCCTGTAGCCAATGCAGCGCCACCTATCGCAAAATCGCGGGCTTTCTTCTGTCCAGAAGTCAAACCCACACCTTTAGCAAAGTCTACAACTTTTTCCTTAGTGGTGCGGCCATGAGGATCTCCGCCCGATTTAGCTTTTTTATCAGCTTTTCCAACTTTTGCTTTTACTCCTTCAGGAGTATTTTTCCAATTCATATCAGTCCTCCTTCTTAGGATTCACGTAGCCCTGTATGGTCTTGGTGTAAACGCCGTGCGCTGGGCCTTCATACTCTTCAGCCTTTTCAGTCCAGGTAAAGGTATTGTTCTTTCCCTGCTTTGCCTGTGCCGTATACCGAGTACTTGTGTATGGGCCTTCCACGGGTTGTTGTGGTTTTACAGTTTTAATTGTCATTTAGTGTACACTCTCTTTCTTTACTACTAATTTCAAATGCGGCGCGGCGATTTTTTTCAATCGTTCCACGTCACGCTGGATGTCTTCCTCCGAGTTGCCCGTAGCAAAGGCGTTCTTAACCTCCATTTCGGTAAGATTCTTATCGGTCCACATCGCTTGATGTTTGCCAAGGAGTTCCAAGGAGCGGATAGCCGCTTGATAATCGCCCTCCTGCTCAGTCTTTTCGGCGATACGCACTAGGCGGCGCAATATATCATCCGCTTCAATTTTAGTACGCTTTGTTTGGTCGGCCTTGAGTTCTGAGATTCTCGAGGCCACAGCAGGGTTCCGTATGATCGTCCAAGCATTCTTTTTTGCATGTTGTTCTCCATATCCTGCACGTATGGCGGCGCGCACTGCGTTCAAGTCCTTAATGAACTCCAAGCAGAATTGCTCTTGCTGTGCTGTTAACTTGTCGCCTTTTGCCATATGTTAGATTATATAACAAAAGGCATTGCAATGCAAGTATGTTTGGGATATAATGTTAAGTGCATAGCCCCGCGCTATGCGTCTCCTGTAAGAGGGGGAGGATTTTATAAAGCACACATCACACACACATACCACCTATAGTGCTCCTCCCCCCTACACACTTCATGCACATGATTTACACACTTTGGACAAGGGGGCACGCCCAGAATTTATCACTAGGTCCAAAATTTTGATAAAATTTGTCGAGGTGGGTATGTGTATGTATACACGGGCATTTTTTCCTTCCCCCCTCTCGCTAATTGGTTGCCCCCCTACCCCCCGTCAAACCAATTTTTTTTGGCAGTTTTAACCAGCTCTCTATTTACACAGTTCTTACACATTTTTTACACATAACATTTTTAAATCTTAATTTGAGGGAATGTTTAGAGTATCAGCAGGATCTTAAAGAGTATCAACGGGGGGCTAGATACCTAGTTAAACCCCTTTAAAAGAGGGGCAATATCGGGTCAATTAAGATAGTGAGTAGTAGGATAGCCAAAAAGTTATCCACATTATCCACAGGGTGTGGATAAGTTTTCTATTGACTTCAATATTCATTCTGATATTTTAGGGGCATACTGATTTTTTTGTTAGGAAAATGTATGTTTAAAAAATCTACATCTACTAGCCGAATTTGTGATAATAGGTTAACGCCTATTCAATGGGGGTCAACCTTGTTTTTTGGTGGCCAATATGTGAATCCACTTAAAAAATCAAAACCCATTGTTTACAGCACAAAATCGCACA